GATTTTTGTAGACCGATAAAACAGAATAATTTTGGGTTTTTTGAATATTGTGACACGTTTATAGCGTGCGCAGAGTATGAGAGAGTAAGGAGTTTCGGAAGAGGTTTAAAGAAGTTTTGGAGTAATGATGCGAAAGCACCAGCTTCGAGTTTTCATGAGAGAAGAGCTTTGGTGAGAAAATGGTTTAATTGTGCTGGGTTCACAGGGGATGTGCTTGAACACATAAAGAAAATACCGATGAAAGAGGGAGTTTTTGATCATGAAGCTTATCAATTATGGTATTTTGGTGAGACAGGCTATATGCCTTCAGTGTTGTCGGTTATTGTTATGACGTGGATTACGGTTTTTTTGAAAAGATCGCGTTTGCAATTTGAACTTGATGGTCTCGATTTTTATTTGACGAGGGGACAACATGATGGTTCATTTAGGTCACCAAATATAGTTAAGAGTGGACCATATTATATTGCCAGACAAATGGCGAAGGTATTGGATCCAGAGATAAGACCTATTTTGAAAGAAAGAACGGACAACATTAAGCCTATTGAGAAGGAATGTTTTGGGGCAAAGTTTGAAAGATCATTTTTGGAGAAGATAGCTAGTTTGAAAGAGAGCATGAAAGATTTTCCAATTTTTGGTTATGTGTTAATAGGCTCTGCAGTTGTTGGTGCTTTGACAACTGTTATATGGAACACCTTTTCAGATGACGGACCAGAACAAACGGAAGATTATTTAGGTAGTATAGAAGGTGAGATGTATTCGTCGTATAATTCTTACAATGCGGAGTCCTTGACTAAGAGGGATCCGTTTAAAGTGGGAAAGTATCAAGTGCAATCTTTGACTAAGAGAGACCCAATGAAAACTCAAAAATACGTGAGTCAAGCAGAAGAGACTCCAAAGAAAATGGGGTTGAACGTAGGAAACCCCTATAGACAAATGAGTGAGGATAATATAATTGCGCATCATTTTCAGATAACTGGAGATGATGCAATAATTCAAGCTAATGCAAGAGTTACTAAGTGCATACGGAATGTTCAAAAAGTCCGTTTTATTTATGCTAACTTGCCGCCTTTAGTTTCTCTGCTTTTTTGTTTAGAAGGGAATTGTTACATGCAAACAGCTCATTGGTTTGAGGCTTATGGAACAGCATTTCTTAGAGTGGAGTTCATGGGAATAGATGATGTAGTGACAGCGACGCATTCAGCTAGTGATATTAAGCTGGTGTCGTTGAATAAGATTGAAGAGTGCGATTTGCCGAATAAGGCAACTGTTTTCGAGTTTGGAATTAGGGATGCTACTGATGTATTTTAAGTCAGGGGCAGCAAGATCATCACTTTATAATAATATGTATGACCACAAGAGAGAGATGCCAACAAAAGGAGTTACAAAGATTAAACCAGTGATTACGAAAAATGTGACTCATATTTATATGCCTTATACAAAGGAGATGCATGTGACAAAAAATCGGCCAACTCAAATAACAACAGTTTTTGATAATGGTAAGACCCTAGGTTTCACACATTGTGGAACAGTTATGGGTTGTAGAGGAGCACCGGGAGATTGCACATTGCCTTATTTAGATATATATGAAGTGAATTCCCAACAATGGTTTTTGGGATGTCACGTAGGAGCAGGAGGCGCTCATGGGTATTTTGCCCCTATGTATAAAGAAGATTTAGCGTTTTTGTACGACTGGAAGATGAGTCGTTTTGTAGCTAGATCAACAGTTGATCAATCGAGCGACATATATGATCGTCATTCGTATCAACCACCAATTGGAGTGTATTATCCGGCTAACGCAGAAGATCGGTACCTGTTTAAAGGGAGTTTATCCGATGCAAGAGTGGATGGAGAAGAAGAAGACGATAGTCGACTTCCTACTCACACTCACGACAATGTGGTTGGAACGTATTATTTTGGAACGAATAAGAGAAGTAATTTTATTCCACATGACACGCAGTTTGTGCCCACCTTGTTTCAAGGTGTAGATTTAGGAGATGAGATTTCGGATGTGCATTTCTCGTCCAACCAAAATTTGGATACAAACAAACCTATTTTTCCGGTGAGAACGGCACCGGCGATGTTGAGTTCGTTTCTTGTGGAAGACGAAAATGGAAGAGACAAAATAGTATCACCACTTAAGTTAGCCCAGGATAAAATAGGGGCAGTAAATAAATCAAGTCCAATTCCGGATTTTGTTAAATATTTGGCTGAGAATGAGCCTTTGTTCTTAGCTGATGGGTTCTTGCCAGGACCCCATGCTGACAGACCTAAGTTTGTTAAGCAGACGCCTTACGAGGCGTGTTTTGGGGTAGCAGGAATCTTTTCTAGTGTTGATATTTCAACCGCAGCTGGGTTTTGGTTGTGGTGTAATTTTTTAACACGGAAAGATGTGATAGATAAGGATAGGATTAATCCTGATGGTACAAAAGGTTGGATTTCGCCAAAACTTTTAATGGAGATTGCAAAAATTGAATTAGCGGTTAAAAGAGGTGAGATACCAAAACTCTGTACTTTGGGGTGTTTGAAGGACGAATTGAGGGATTTAGACAGAGTCGCACAAGGAAAGACTCGTTTGTTTCATGTGGGTGATTTTGCTCATATGATATGGACGAAGATGGTTATTGGTCATGCTGTGGAGTGGATCAAAGCCAGTAGGTTTGAAACTTGTGGGGCAATAGGAACAAACCCTCATGGACCAGATTGGGCTCATTGGAGAAGAATATTAGAAACAGCAGAAGAGGAGCTCATATTTGGTGGAGGAGATTTTAGTGGTTATGACACTGGAGTTAGACATTTTTTTGGAGAGTCATTAGGTAGATTATTAAATACTTTATACCAATATAGTGAGGGTTCTTTCCTTCATAGAGAACTTATGTATTGCAGCATGGCCACGACGGCACCCTTGATGATTATAGGGAGAAATGCTTATTGGATGGATTATATGAATCCGTCAGGAGGTTGGGCTACAGGTTTTTTGAATACGTATGTTAATTCGTGTTTGATGAAGATTGTGTTTTTGATACTTGTCCGAGAGTGTCAAAATTCAGGATGCACCTGTGGTTTAAGTGAAGAAAGAGAGAATTATGCGAAAGTTGTCCGTAAGATTCTTTACGGAGATGATAATGTATGGAGTGTGTACAAGAAATACTCTAAGCATTGGAATATGATGAATATTTCGCGTATTCTAAAAGATTATTTTGGTATGGTTTATACCAGACCTGATAAAACGGAAATTGGCGACCGAGGGGAGATACCTCTTGATGAAGTCGATTTCCTTTGTCGGAAGTTTGCAGGGTCGAGCTCGTTTTGTAGGGCTCCCTTAGCGAAAGATTCCATAGAAGGTATGCTTCTGTGGACTCGAAATGCCGGAGACGGCACACCTGATTGTTTGGAGAATCGCCGACAATTGGAAGAGAACATCGACGTGGCACACATGGAGATGTATTATTATGGGATAGACGCGTTTGTAGAATTTGCTGATCGAGTAGCAAAGTACTGTCGCGCCTACAATGTGACAAACACAGCTCAAACGTACGAAGCGTACAAGCTTCGGCACACGAAGAGCTATCAATAATTCGTGTGTTCGTCTGTCAGGACGTTAAGCTGGCTGCGTGAGCACTCACAAAGAAAAGTGCACCACGGCAGTGATGCGTGATCGACTACCTACATGGAGTTAAAGTAGGGAGGACGCTGCATCGACTGCTTCCAGTTTCGAGTTTCATCCAAAGAGTTGTGAGGGTGAAGCGTAAGTATTATCAACTGCAGATCAACAATCAAGTACTAGGGATACTAGTGATAATATCGTGTTGGGAGGAATGGAGAAAGAGAGAGAGATGGAATCAATGACTAATGTCACTCAAATGAATATGGATGAAGATAAAGGGATTCAAAAAAGTACGTTTACGTTTACTTTGGTGGATTCACCTTATTTGAGTGAGTGTCCAACTCAGATCTTAGAGAGATGGAGGCCATATGTGACTATTTCCCTCACAGGAGAAGGTTTTCATACTTATACACCGTTTGATAGTTTATTGAATGATGCAACAATTAAAGCAGCACTTAAGACGTTCGAGTTTTTCCGAGCGGATGTGGAAGCTAAGTTGGTGTTTTCTACTACGGTGTTTAATTACGGTGCAGTTTTTATTTCGAATACAAGTATGATGGAGTTGTTGGATACCTCAGGAGGGTTTAGATCTTGGATTCAAACGACAGGAAATGCGGGTCAAAAATATAATAGAATTTTGAGTAATGATCCGATTATGGTTGACTTGAGTCAGCAAGCAGAGGTTGAGTTGGGATTGAAATGGATTTTTCCGTATTCGTGGATGTCCTTGAGAGGCTTTTATGGTAATGATTTTCCTTGGCCTAGCAGTATCCAAAAAGGCTTCAGATTCAATGTTGTCATGCCTTATGGTATGGGAAGATTGGATACGACCAATTCTAATACATTGTCTTATACAGTATTTTTACGTTTTATTAATGCTAGAACATTTGGACAATGTCAAGATTGTACTACCGGTATTTTAGGTAGTACTAGAAAAGATGATCCTTCTGAAGATCGTATTGAGGGGCAGATGAATCAAGCTGTTTCTGCTGGGCTGACCATAGTCACAGCGGATTTAGCTTCTGAAGCCATTCAAGGTGTTGCGAGAGGAATGGGAGACCGAGTTTATAGTTATGTTAAAGGAGATTCTAAGGGAGGAATGAATTCGGAATCCAAAGATGATCAAGAGGGGTTTGAGGAAGATGTAAGTAATCAGTTAAGTAATTACCCTGATATGTGGGGAGAGATAAGTGGTAGGTCAGGTCCTAGGCGGGTAGTCTTACCTTCGGGTGAGATGAGACCTAGGAGACATTCTATTTTGGATTATATTATGACGCCATCGCTGTATTATTCTTTTACTTGGCCTACGGCTACAGTTTCTTGGTCCATTAATACATGGCCGTTCCAGACGCCTGGTTCAGGTACTTTGGCTTCAGGCCAAAATGATAGGCTTACATGGATGTCAAAGTTTTTTAGGTATTGGAGAGGAGGAGTCAGATATACGTTTATTTTTATGATGTCTCCTTTGATGTCATGTAGAATATCGGCAGCATTGCAATGGAATGCGGTGACTTCAACTGCAATAACGGCGTCCCCAGATCAACAGAAAAGAATCGTTACAATGAGGGGAACAACGGTCATGTCTTTTGATATTCCTTACGTTTCGCAAACGCCTTGGAATGTTTGTTCTGATATTGGAACGAGCCAGAATGAGTACGTAACGCCTCTTGAACCATCGCAGTCTTTTATGCCAATAATAAATTTGAGGTTTCTTCAAGGTTTTCAAACTTTGGGAGATGTTACGCCAGCTATGCATGTTTATGTGTTTAAGAAGGCGTTACCGGATTTTAAATTTTATTCTTTGAGGCAAGCTTACTTGACGTATCAGGAGGAAGGTAAGGATCCGTCAGAGGATCGAATTCAGGGTCAGATGTTGATTTCTGAGATTTGTTCTAGTGGTCAAGCTGCTCAGATGGGGGAAGGGTGTCCTGATCCGGGGAGGCGTTCAGCGAAGTATTTGGAGGAGATTGGCTCTAGGTTTGCTGTGGTAGCGTCTGATGTTACTTTGGTAGATCCTTACTATACTATGCCATTTCCGTTGAATATTTCGTCGGCGACGTTGGCGACAGCAACTAATTTGGAATGTCTTTGTGGAATGTTTATGTTCTATAGGGGCAGTTTTGATTGGAAAATAGGGTTAGATGATACCACTCCACCAGAAATGGTTGTTATAACAGCTGATAATGGCTGTAATGTTGATGGTTTAGATAATTCCACTCCGATAGATCCAGAATTGGCGTCCGCTAATGGCCAGGTTAGAGTAGATCCAAAGTTTACTAGTGTGATCGATTTCAGGGCTACTGTCCAGGGAGTGTTGGATTGGTGGCCTACGATACCGGATGGGTTGGACACTTTTCCTAGTGCCCACTACACTGGATCAATGGCATGGGAAACCCGGGGTATAGTTAATTATCACATGACGGATCAAGACGGGGAGGCTATTGCACCTATTTCTTATCTGAATCGTATGGGAAGAGATTGTGCGTTTGCTTATTTGGTACCACCCCCAAATAGCACTTATTGGCCAAATATAGTGGTGGAAGATCCTGTGCCGGGATCGATGACGGCATATCAAAAAAGAAAGATTGTTCGAAAGAAG